TATCTGTTGCTGAAGCATTTTCTTGAACATCTGGAACAAGCCAATTGACCATTCTTTTAATAAGAGACAGTCTATTTATTTCTTGTTCATTCATGTCTAAGACCATATCACAGTTTACATCATTTTGCAATAAGTTATCCTGTGTTTCGATTAATTCTGTATCATCTACAGATTTATTTGTCATCATTTCATCTTTTTCCTTTTTCTTTTTCTGGGGTTGTGTTGGGGTTTTAAAACTTCCTTGTGTTGGATTTTTAATCCCTGAACCCATATTCCCAGTTGTGACTTCCCCTTCTTTCTTCATACTTTTTTCTTTAGTATTCTGATAGCGTTCAAGAAGCCTACGGCCTTTTGCAGCAAGTTCTGCTGCGTCTTGTGCGTTCTGTGGTACTGGCTCACCCCAAGCCGCGGCTGAAAGCGCAAGCCTTGTTGGTCTACCTTTTGGATCTTTCATTGGGCCAGATGGATTTGTAAAGAAGCGAGTCAGGAATGAGCCTTTTCTGCGCATTTTGTCTGGCGTATCTGCTGCACCCCGGACTCCGGGCTTAAGATTTGCGCCTTCAGTTTCTTTGAAGTGTCTACGACCTGCAGCAGTCAGACCACCCTTGGGGTCTTTTAGGGGTTGTTTTGCTTTTTCAAAATTAATATCTTCAACAACATCCAAGATGTAGTCAAGATTGCCATCAACATCCATTTTGATAATGTCAACAATTGCCAAAGCATTAGCAGGATTGTCAACAAGGCTTAGTTCACCAAGCATGTATTGTTTAATAATATTAACTGGTCTTCCACGAAACATCTTCTCAGCAGATTCAACTTTTTCCATAATCTTTCCACCAATCGAGAAAGCCTTCAAAGTTCCATCAAGTACTTTTTCCCAAGTATCCTGAGCGCCTCTTGAGATGTATGCGTGTACTTTGATTGCATTATATGTAGTTCCGTCTTCTGCGGTAATTTCAATAGGCTCAAACCCTACCGCCTTACCAACGGCAATCGGTGCATGCATCTCACGGATGTTGCCACCCCAATTTTTAAATGCCTCTAATGAGGCACTAAACTCAACAATATCACCAGATTTATCAATGTTGTCAGCAGTTGCAATACCACTAACAATTCTTTCTTCTCTCTTGATCATGTCAATAGGGAAAGTTAAATTAAAGTTTTCCATGATTACCTCGTAATTTTAAATTATACACCATTATTTGTATAATTAGCCAAAAGCCATTACTGCTAATGTTACTGATGCTGTTACTACTTCAATTTGTGTGTAGTCTCCATGAACTTCTAGATAACCACCACCACTATTAATTGCAGGAACAAGAATAGTTAGTGGTCCTCCATTAAGTTTTACCGTTGCATTTGTAGTTGCGTGTGTGTTTAGAATTTTAAGCAAGGATGTATGCCTTCCTATGCTTACAACTCCGCTAGCACTGGTTAGTGCTGTATTTGAAAATACTAAAGTATTGTCACTCATTTTTTTCTCCTTCAAATACCTTAACGGTATCTATATTGTCGCCAGAATCTTGACTCTGACCTCTTTCTTTCTGATCTCCACTACCCTGTACACCCGTTGGAGTAGAGCCAGCATCTGATCTAGACTGTGGTGGAATTGATGAAGCATTATTGGAATTACCAACTGGTGCCCCTGCTCCTTCTTTTTTAACTTTTGTTGGGAAAGGCAAAACCTCATCACCATCTTTACGTTCTGGCAATCCGACCTTGGTTCTAACTTCATTTGGAGAAATAACTTCAGTTCTAAGATATCTATCGTAAATTCTTGATTCCATATCCTCATCCATAAGATCAATCTTATTAAGTTTAAAAAACAGAAGGTCTGTAAATTCTTTTACAAGGCGATTAAGCTTCTTTTCAATAACTGCCTGATCAGGCCCAATTACCTGCATCTTAAATGTCTTGTCAGCATCTCGTGAAACAGCCAAGTTTGCATTATCATAGACTCCGACTTTAGGAGCAGGAACTCTGTTTGCAACAAGTATCTCATCACGGTTTGATTTACGATATTTGTCAAAAGATGAATCTTGAATTCCGGCTTCTAGTTTTTCAAACTTAATATCAGTATCAGAACCAATAGAGGCAGGGAGAGGAATAATTAAAGTACCATGATTACGGCCTTTAACCTCATTCCTGAAATAATTAACAAGTTCTTGCTTTGAACGCTGACTTATTTTTGCGCCTTTAAGAATAATTGCATAACGAGGAATTGCTTTATTTTCAAAGTAATCAATGTTATATTCTTTAGCAAACTTATCCCCAATTATGGCTGCGGCAGCAGAAACTGCTGCTGGAATTCCATAGTAAGTATTGTTTGGTGAATACATCTTGAAATGAATAATTTCATTAGGGTTAGGATCCATATTGATTGGATCATCCATCTCTAAGTCTTGAAAGTTCCTAAAGAAAACTGCTTGAATCTTATTGCTTCTAGAAATCTGGACAAAGCCATCTCTTTTCCTACGAACCCTAACCATAGTGCCGGGGATATGACCTATGTACCCAATCTTTCCAGAGTTGTTACGACCAATTTCTAAATAGCCATTGCCAATAGTAAGAACATCTTGCCAAACACGAACCATTGTTTCAATCAAAGTCTCTTCAATGTTCAAATCCTCAAAAACATCATCCATCTCCTCTTTGAGATCTTGCATCTGCCTTCTCATTCTTTCAAGCTTTGGCTTGTCGTCTTGAACTCTTTCCATCTTTCTCTTAGCCTTCAAAGTCTCATGAAACTCGTAACCCAAGCCAACAGTGTTCATTACTCGTGCATTAATGGCAGCATAGTGAATAGAGCTTTGGTCATAAAGATGTGCAAGATTGTCTAAATCATAAGGAGGGTTGATAATATCCCAGAGCGAATAGCCATTAACAACAAGAGGATCAATGTATTTACTGGCTGTACCGTCTTCGCCTTCATATTTTTTTTGGAGTCTTTGAGCTTTCCTCTTCATTCGTGGAGAAAGTGACGACATCTTTACTGATAAAAATGGGTCTGTTATCTTTTTTTCTGCATCAAAAGCATTGTATGAAATATCATCAAACTCTAGCTCAACCTGTTCGTCTTCAACGACTTCCATTTTTTGAATCATATTGCCCTCTGATGTGCAAAGTATGCATCAAACATATCTTCATATGGATCAGCAATTAAACCGTTAGAAAGCCTTTCGGCTTGGTCATCTCTTTCAGAAGAAGAAATCTTTCTTGCTCCAGCAACCCATCTAATAATTCCTTCATCAGAACCTGTCCAATATTTAGCAGCTTCTGCAACGGCTTTTTCAATATTAGGGTCATTCATTAAACCCTCTGCTGAAAGAACACCATCACCGTCAGATAAAGGGAAACCGTCAGGCATCATCCAAAGACAAACGCCATAAGCTCTTTCTGGAACCCAGATTTTCTTATTTTTAATAATGTCAGAACTCATATAGATACAATTCTACATCATTTTGTTTAAATTATCTACACACTGACGACAGTTTTATGCAATTAGCAAACAATGTTGTCTTTAATAAGTTTGATTTCACAACTATCTGTTGTGCAATAACTCTCTCCAACTGCGTCTGCAGCCATTCCTGCATACACGCCAGCAAAGTCAATTGGGAACAATCTCATCTCGCCTTCTTCAACATATTCTTTTTCAGTAATCTGTGTATAAGGCATTTGTGGATAAGTAAAGTTTCCAGAAGGTAAGAATGAAACAGTTTTAAGTTGACCATCGTACATATGAAGAACTGTGCCAACATGCTTTTGTTCAGTTTCTGAGTCAAAAGAGATTGTTACTGATACTGAGTTATCTGACCAATATCTCTGAGCAACAGACGCAATTGCCATCTTTTCAAAGATAGTTACATCACGCTCTGCTCTTTCGGCATCAGATTTAATTGGGAAAAATACAACGGATGTTGTGTCTGGGGATTCGGAAGCCGGTTCAACACGATAATTTGCCATCTTGAACAATGGGAGCATTGGATCATCATTTCCAAATCTAATTGCACGAAGGAAGTATTTACCGCCCGGAGTCCAATGAACTCCTGGGGATTCACCTGCAAGAATTGAAACAGTTCCCGAAGGTTTAACGGTTGTCATCTTGATTGATTCACGAATACCAAACCATTCAGAGTAAATATTGTCATATCTCTTAACTGTTTCATAACCGCTATTCATCCATTCACGAAGAACTGGGATTCCATTAATGTCGGCAAAGTTCGCAATACCAGACATAGATGCTCCAATACGGCGATTTCTCTGCATGATTGCATTTGTCTTTTCCCAATGAGTTGGAAGAAGAGTTACAGTCTTTGCGTAGAGGTATGCAAACTTTAAAGTTCTCTTATAGTCCTCAAGTGACTCATGACGATTTAAATAAGTCTCAACGAGCGTACAGCACTCATAGGACTCAAGCGACTGCTCTGCACAGGGGTTGTATCCAGCAACACGCCAGTCTTTATTATTTGGTGGATCAATTAGTCGGCCATACTTGCGAGACATGTCCATCCAAATAACTCCTGGCTCTCCGTTCAGTGCAATACCGTCAACAATATTTGAAATGTCAGCACCAACAGTTGTCTCAATAGAGTTATTACTCATCCAACCCCATCCCGGATTTTCAGAGTCATAAGAGTTTCTTTAGGGAAC